CGTCCTACGTTAAGTCTATACAATATGCCCACCAACAAAACCTTGATTCGGAGCAAATGTCCGCTGGGGTTATAACGGTCATTCTCAACAACGACGACCACCGTTTCAGCAAGCCGAAAGGCACCATTACGGGACTGTTGCCGGGGCGCACCCTCTGGGCGAGGCTCTGGTATCCCTTCGATACATTCGCCGGGACGGACGGGACGAACCTGTCGGCCCATTCGCCGACCCAGGACGCCAACTGGACATGGGTGGCAGGCCTGAATAACTTCCAGCTGAACGGTTCCGGCGCGGCTAGAACGTCCACCACCTCTGCCGCCCATATCAACTACCTTGAGTTCTCGGACACTGACGTAGAGATAGCCGCCCAGTACCGCCGAGGCACTGATTCCAGTGACCACGGCGGCTTCGTGTTCCGCTATGTCGATAGCAATAACTACGGTTACCTCAGAGTCACAGGCTCTGCCATTGAGTTCCGTAAGGTCATAGGCGGGTCGGACAGCCAAATTGCGACCAAGGCCTACACCTGGGGCGACAACACCACCAAACTCCTCCAGCTACGGCTTCACGGTGCGATAGCGGTGGTGCTGGTGGATGGTGTTCAGATTGAGTTCGACAGTGGTAACTTCCACAAGGGCGAACAGAGCGTAGCCGACTCCGGCATCAATGCCGGAACGAAGCATGGCCTCTGGTGCGATGGCGCCGCCGACCACACATGGCTTCAGTTCGGCGGGTACAAGTCCCTTCTGCATGGCTTCATCGAGTCCATAGTTCCCAGGCCGAGCAAGGGGAGCCAGTATTGCTTCATCAAGGCCCATGACGACATATCGGAGCAACAGCGGACTGAAATTCATTATGCGAATATGGCCTCTAGCAACTATCGGATTGACCAGAGCGTTCAGCTAATGCTCTCATCAGTGGGCTGGCGTGAACGCTACCAGATGGACGAGTGCGGCAGTGCCGCCCACGACGTCTACGCGGGGTTCAAGACCGTTGATATGTTCGCCCAGGACGCCATACTGCAAGCGCAGATTGAAGAGGACGGCCTCTTCTATATCGACGGCGACGGCTACTCTCGTCTGGAGGACAGAGGCCATCGAGGAGCCGCACCGCATACCACTTCCCTGGCGACCTTCAGAGACGTGAAGAATGGCTCAGACCCGTACTTCACAGATATGGCCTGGGAGGATGGAGATAGTGGAATTGAGAACCGCAACATCTTCGCTGTCCGGAGAGGGGAGGAGCAAAGCAGTGGCTCAAGCGTGACGATATGGAGAGCCGAAGTGGATGCGACTCTGAACACATGGCCCTTCGACGCCGCCGAGACCAAGAATATCGAGTGGGAAGTGAACTCTGTCTACGACTATGCTGGCTCTAGGAACACTCCGGCGGCTACCACGGACTACACCGCAAACACCCTCGCCAACGGCACAGGAACAGACCTCACGAGCCAGTTGACTGTGTCCCTTATTGATGACAAAGCATTCGGCAAATTCGGGGTGACGAGGGTGCTGTTCGGCGCGACGGCTGGCTTCCTGACCAAACTCCAACAGAGAGCAGTGGCGTTCAAGTTCAACAACTGGACGGCAATCGTCAGTGAGGACGCCACTTCTATCACTGCCCACCGAGACCGATTCAAGAAATTTGAGTGTCTTTTCCATGACCGATTCGACACTGCCGAAGCAGTCGGCGCGAGTCGTCTGGCTCGCCGGAAAGACCCGAAGACTCGCCTGACTCTGACGCTTGTGGGGGCAGATGTTCCGACAGCTCGCCACATGATGCAGAGGCGCATCTCAGACCTTGTGACCTGTGTATATAGCGACATGGGAATCAATGACACATTCCACGTTGAGGGCGAGAGTTGGAATATCGACCAAGCGGGTTTCTTGACCCAACAAATATTACAGTTAAGAGAAGCATGATGAACGACCCTGCAATCATTGCCGCGCTCATCTCCGTCGTTGCTGTCGTCACTCTGGCGTTGACAACTCTCGTTTATCGCTTCGGGAAGCTGACCGCCCAGGTGTCCCATCTCCGACGAGACGAGAGTAGACGGCACGATGAGATGAGGAGAGAGGCGAAGGAGAGGTATGACGGGCTAGTCAGTAGGTTGGCCCGTTTGGAGACTTACTTTATGACGGGTTCAGCAGGCATAGGCGATGACTGAGGAGATAGACGAACAGCAGGCAGACACGCGAGCGTCGAAGAATGGTCGGGATAAGGTCACGCTATCGGGCCGTGAACTGATTGTTCTGGTGATTTTTACTCCTGTGGTGTACGTGTGGCTGTTCCTTGGGGCTAGGATTGTCTGGTCTGCAAGTTCGAACGCTGATACTTTGGAGAATATTGAGGGCCTATTAACGGCCCTCGCTTGACCGTCCTCACTATTCCCGTCAGCGCGGGCCTCGGCAAGCTGTTTGAGATAAGAAGCAACGAGAAGGACGACGATGAATAATAAGTGGAAACTGATTATCCGTCAGCGACGGGTGGCGTTCCCGACTCTGCGCCTGCCGATTATCGGCATGGGCGTCCGGTTCCCAATCAACTTCGCCATCGGGTTGCCGAGCATTGAAGGCTTTAACCTCGGTAGCCGCACGAAGACGGTCATTTTTTCGACCTTAGTTATCAGCATGTTGGTGATAGCTGGCGCGGTCTACTTCGCTATTCGAGGCATCTATCCGGCCCCCAACTGGCCCGAAGCGGCGGTCTACGACGCGGGCCGCTCCCAACGTCTGGGACAGGAGCAACTTGGCGTCGGAGAGAAACCTAAGCCCTCCCAGACCGAGACCCCTTCGATGACTCTTCAGTTGAACATAGGCGGGGCCAGAATCAGCGAGATTGTCTTCAAAGACATGTCCATCGGTAAGGCCTCCGGCCTGACCGACGCTATTAAAATCTGGGCCTCTTCGGACGTCATTATCTGCGAGACGCTGGAACTCATAGACGTCGAGGCCACCGACTTCACAATGGGAACGTCCACGGCGTACTCTTTACAGGTGGCTTCAACCACCGCCGACGGCCTGTCTATCAGCCCGACACTGAGCGCCGACCCTGTTATGTACCAGTTCGGCTCTCAACGTGGCGCGTTGAGCGTCCCAGAGGTGTCAGGTGGCACCTTTGACCGCATCATCATCGCGTCGTCTAGCACCAGCACCGTCGGCGCCATCCGTTTTGAGCGGGTCAAGGCCTACGGGGCGGGCATCAGCATCGGAGATATTAACTGTGGCGAGGTCATCATCCGAGGCACCGACACCGACTCGTCCATTTTTGGGGATGGGTCGGGGATTGATTCTGCCAGCTTCACTATTGGGGATGACGTTAAGGTGCAGACCAGTTCGCTCGTTGGGAATACAGAGCGTCCAACCAGTGTCCGCTAATAGAGGTATGACATGAACCTTGATAAGTTCCTCGGAAAACTACGGCCCCAGATATTCCTCGCTTTGATACTTTTAGGGACCATTGCCATCCTCGGCGTTCGGACAGGTCTGACCGAGGTTGTGGTGGGTTGTCTGGCGGGGATAATAGCATTGTCGAAAGATGTGATTCAAAGCGACGTCTAGCGTTTGCATCTGGGTTTAGGTATCATGGTGGCGCGCTGGACTGAGATACCTCATCACCAGTCCGGCGCGTTCTCCGTCTGGGCCGGATGCTGTCCCTGGTATCCGGCCCTTTAAAAGTAGTCTCTCCCTTTCTTGAGACCGTCCAGGCGGGAGCCTCTTCCCCCGCTTGGGTGGTCTTTCTTGTCTCCGAAACTCCCCCGAAAAACGCCCCAAAAACGCCCGTAATTCTGGTGGGCATTGGCAATGTTATAGCGTCCCGCCGAACGGTCTGTTATAGGGTGGGCATTGGCGCTGTCCTGTTTTCTTTGCCCTAGCTATGCTCCATAGTATGCCTCACTTACGTCGGACTCGCTCTCCTAAAAACCTCCAGCTTTTCGGTCCCGATTCTTCCCGTTTAGGCCCAAAAGGCCTATAACGGTGTAATTATTACAAAGTTATAAGAATCAGGCGCAATTCAGCTTGTAAAACCATTTACATCTATAAATGGTTTTAGTATATTAAATATGCCCGGCGGGTCGCAGGCCACGAACAAGCGACACCACACCTTAGACCCAAGATGGTAGGCGAGCGAACCCAGCGAGGAAGCAACCTAGATGCGGGGAGCCAATTAGAGGTGGTTGGCGGTCTCCTGAATTGACAGGACTGAAGAGGATGCTCAAGGCATCTAGAAACCACGAACTCAGAGGGAGAGAACAACAATGACTGCACCAATCATGGCGACCTACCTGGTCCCAAACGCGGCTTGGGTCGTCACCTTCGGTGACCAAGTCCTTGGGCTTGAGGACAAGTCCGGCCCTCTGGGTCGGTTCTTCGCAGACCTCAAGGAACTTGATTACGCCTTGGGCCTCTGCGGCCTCAAGCGGATTCGGGGGAACCGCATCGAGATTGACGAGAAACTAATTGACCGCGCTGGAGCCTTCCGAAGGTTCAACCGCGAATAGCTTCTCCCACCATCGGCTCGTCAAGCGCTTAGTTTGACGAGCCTATTGGTAGAAGAAACTCCTAATAAGGAAGAGAGAAGAATCATGGTGAAGAGTATCCACAAAACGCACAGCATATTTGATACTTGCCCCGACTGCGCGGAATGCCTTGAAGAAGACAGGCTCTTAAAGGAGAACCAACTTCTAGGCAAACTGTCCCGCCGTGAAGCATACGAACTCGGTATCAAGCACGGCAAGATTATAGGCCGCTAATACACCGCCCAGTGGGCCGAACCTTCATTCGGCCCACTCAACGGTTTATTAACCCAAATCAAGGGAGAGAAAACAATGTTCCACAAGGATAATTTGAAAGTCATCCAGAAGGACATCTTGGACGCTGTCAGCGATGTTGCCCTCAAGCACAACATCACCATCACCCAGAATGGCGGGTCGGTCGGTGACCTCGAAGCGGTGCTGAAGTTCAAACTTCACGGCACTAACGATTCGGGTGAAAGTCAGGAAGAGGCTGACTTCCGACAATATGCCGCCATGTACGGGATGGACCCCGAATGGATAGACGAAGCGATTGAGAATGGCGGGAAGACCTACACCATCAAGGGGCTCTTGATGGGCCGACGGATAAACGTCGTCTCAGTAGCTAACAGCAAAGGCAAGCTGTTCGTGATACCCGCTAAGGCCGTCATAAATGCCATGAGGCTCAAAGGGGCTAGCATCCCCGAATTCACACCAATTTAGGCTGTAAGCATCTAACCGCCCAGTGGGCCGAATGAAGGTTCGGCCCACTCAACGGTTATAGGCTTTATAAGGAAGAGGGAGAACATAATGCTGAATCCAACAAATGGCGAAACGCGCCGACTTGGAAAATACCATCACGGGGAACCGACCGTAGTAGTCGCGTGCAGGCTTCCGGTTTGGAAGGCTAACAAAGCCAAGAAGATGGCCGAAGATGCTGGCATGACATTCGCCGAATGGATGGAATGGCAACTCGACACTGGAGCATTCCGAATCCGTTAGATTGTCCGCACAGATGGATTCTCAATTAACTAATGCATAAGCACTCAATGGGACGGGTATCAGCCCCCAAGGCGAAACTGTTTACACATGACAACCAATAAGATTTGGGAGAGGATTATATAAATGATTCACAGTGAGAAGAAATCTATCAATGGAAAATGCCGCTGTGTGGAGTGCGTAGAGGCATTGGCATCTTTAATGGATGAATTGCCAAACGGCAACATGAAGAAATTCATCAATGAGGAGATGGGCATAAACACAGCACTCCACACCGATTACGGCGACCAGCGCCCACGCGAACCGATATGCAGTTGGTGCGAAATCGGAACCGTCCGATTCACGGGCGCTTATGCTTCAATGCCCTATGCCTGCATGGCGACACAGTGGAAGTGGAACGCCCGCCACACAGTGTTGGGATATTGTGGGCTGAACTATAAAACTCTGGCAGACGCCACTACATAGACGGCTGAGAGGCCGAGGCTTAATAGCCTCGGTTAAAGCCCCACGGCAGATGTCTCAAGGACTGCCAAATAAAGGGTAAGAAGGAAGAGAGATGCGAATTTTAGTGGCCTGCGAGCGAAGCGGAGTGGTACGGGATGCGTTCATTGCCCGTGGACACGACGCGGTTTCTTGCGACCTTGTAGAGTCCGAAGTGGACGGGCCGCACTTCACGACTGATGCGCTAACGCTGGCCCAGATGCAGACATGGGACATGATGATAGCGTTCCCGCCATGCACCGACCTCGCCGTAAGTGGAGCGAGGTGGTTCCCCGAAAAACGGGCCGACGGGCGTCAGCAACGTGCGCTCCAATTTGTCCGCGACCTCATGTCCGCCCCTATTCCGAAAATAGCGATTGAGAATCCTATCTCTATTATATCTTCTCAGATTCGGAAGCCTAGTCAGATAATCCAGCCGTGGCAGTACGGGCATGGGGAAACCAAAGCGACCTGTTTGTGGCTCCAGAATCTGCCATTGCTGACGCCCACCGACATAGTGGAAGGGCGAGAGCAACGGGTTTGGAAGCTTAGTCCGTCTCCGACGAGAGCGATGGAGCGAAGCCGGACATTTCAGGGCATTGCTGATGCGATGGCATCTCAGTGGAGTAGCACCTAACCATGAGGCGGCTCGGATACCTCGAGCCGCCCGATGGTTTACGGCTTAGTGGGTGGCGACCAACGCCGGAAAGAGAGAGAGAGAATGGCGCAGAAGTATAAGGTCAAGCTGGAGTTCTCCCGCCTGAGTGAGACATACATGGTCCTGACTATCAGCGGTCCCACCGTTCAGGTGAGCCTGTCGGGGGTGTACCGAACGAAGATTGACAACTCCGGGAGAGAACTCGTCGAAGTCAGGGCTGGCGATATCCTGACCGAGGACATCGCCAACCACCTCGGAATGTTTGCCGACCTGACCGTCATACCGAAAGCCGAACTTGGAGGGTATTCAAGACGATGAACTACGAGCGAAGATGGCGGGCAATTATTCATACGGCAGGCAAATATTACACCGTCACTGCTAGCGGAATCGATAAGAATAGCCTCGTTGAGGCGGTGGCTGACCGACTCGTAAAAGAGACGGAACCGTCGGCGATGCGGGATTGGCTCAACTGGCAGTCAGAAGGGCCAAGATATCCGCTCCCTATAAACCCGCCAAACATCCTCATGGCCCAGACAAGCCGGGGATGGGCTGGCGGTCTCACCGCTGACGTAGTGGATATAGGAAACCTAACGCACGATGTTGTTAAGCACATCATTGCGAATCTAGAAGAACAGATACAGAGTCAGCTACCCCAGCGGGACAGAAAATAGACGCAGGAGCGGCGACGGGTTAGGAACCCGTCGTTAACTGCCCAGGCCTGAAGTCGCAAGGACAGGTCATTCTAAGGAAGGGGTCGTAAATGAAGCAAGGCGGGACGAGGGCAGTCCGTCCCGCCCAATCATCCAGAGGAATAAGGGGCATAAGATGCCAAGCCATGAGGACGCGCCAACGGGCGTGATACAGAGGAAGTGCCTGATGTATCCAGAACTGAAGGCAATCAACGAGTCGTCGGTCAAGGCTGGGAGAAATCGTAATCTCCACTTTGAGAATCTTCCAATTTCAGACGACGGGACAATCTACCCGGTCAGCTTCTCGATGCCTCACAACGACAGAGAGATGCGGACTGAAATAGTTCTCAACGATGAGGGTCTGACGGTCTGGCTCGATATGAGTTTTGACGAGTTTCAAAACCTGAAGGTTTTTGTCGCTCATCGAGACCTGGACACAATTGACGAAGACCACGACCTGGGAGTCCGCGACCAGAGAGGAGCATTCGGAGAAGAAGACAATCTCCGGGATGTATTCTGAGCATTCATTCTTTCGCTTCTATATAAGAGGTTATGAAAGAAAGAGAGGAAGGAGCGTCCCGGGCATGACGTAAAACTGCCCACATCGAACTCAAATCCAAAATAATCATCTGAGAAAGGGAGGGCAAGATGCCTTCAGGAATCACAAAAACAGACGACATGGCCTATGTGGGCCGGATGCCCTGGCATGGCCTGGGAACACAGGTTAATGGCGATGCGATGACCGCCAAAGAGGCTATCGAGGCCGCGAACATGGACTGGGAAGTTAAACTCCAGCCCATCTACTTCGGAACGCCGAAGGTTGAAATACCAGAGCATCGGGCCGCTGTCCGCCAGGACACCGGGACGGTACTCGGCATCGTCGGAAACCGCTACACCGTCATCCAGAATACCGAAGCATTCAGCGCATTCGACGCCATCGTCGGGGCGGGAGACGCCATCTACCAAACAGTTGGGACGTTGTGGGGCGGTCGGAAGATGTGGATACTCGCAAAGCTGACAGCTGGGCGGTACACGTTGGACAACGGCGATGCGCTGGAGTCTTACATTCTTCTCGACAACAGCCACGACGGGAAGTCGGCCCTGAGAATGCGATTGACCCAGGTGCGGGTGGTTTGCTCTAACACTTTGAGCATGGCAACGGGCAAACGGGCCAGCTTCTACGCTCGCCATACTGCCAGCATCAATTCCAGAGTCACCGAGGCGCGTGACCTTCTGGGGCTGAACGCGGTCTATATGGAGCGGTTCCTTGAACAGTGCAACAAAGTGGCAGACGAAGCCTTTGACGTTGCCGAGATGGAATCGTTGACCCGCCATCTCCTCGACCTCAATCCTGATAAGGGTCTGGGGGACCAGTACGGGATAAAATCCGAGGCGGGGGAAGCAATGACCGCGCTCTTCCAGCACGGCGCGGGAAACGGGGGCGCGAACAGGTGGGACGCCTACAACGCGGTCACCGAATACCTGGACTACAGCCGAGGCCACGGCAATAGCGCAGACAGCGTTTGGTCGAAAGACGAGGCCGTTGTAGAGAAGCGACTTGCCAACTCCTGGTTCGGGGCCGGAGCGCATCAGGGTGAAGGCCTGCGCCAACGGGCCTGGGGTCTTCTCCAGATGCCGAAGAAAGAACTGGCGAAGGCTTTAGAGCCTAAAGTGCGGAACAGTTAAAAGGTTCCCAATATACCCCTTGTCAGTGGTAAAATTACCGCTTGCAGGGGGTATTTTTTTTTGCCCTCTGTGAAAGGAGATAACAGATGCCCTTTGGAAAGTGGGCGACGGTTACAGAGGCGTCCAAACATTATGGCGTGACCCGCCAGCGCATCTGGCAGTTAATCCACAGTGACAGGTTAGGGAAGTGCAAACTGGTGAAAGTCCCGGGTGGAGACATCTGGTTGATTCCGTACCCGTTCTCGCGAGAGACGGGCAAAGTCGGCAGGCCGTCCGTTAAACGGTCGTAAGAAAGGGTTCAGATGATTGTGGAGAGACAGGAAACAGCGGTTGAGATTATAGCGGTGAGAGATGAGAACAACTGGAAGTATTCCGTGGACGCGGACATTCCAGAATTTGGGGAGAGAACCTTCAAGTTCCTCACCTGGAGAAAAGCGCAGGGCGACCCGCCCGTCGTTGGTCAACGGGGCATCGCCGACATGGAGCCGTGGAGACGCTCGCCCTACTACATCAAACAGGGGAGCGTCGCCGAGGGCGACATCGACGGCACCGAGGAGAAGCCCTGGTTCGCCGATTGGCAGATGATGGGGTTCAAGGCTCAGGCTTTTGCGTCAGCTGGACAGACGAGCAACGGGGCGGGCATTCCCACCCCACCGCCAGCTTCCGTCCCGCATACGGCAACCTCGGCCCCCACACCGCCATCGGCGGTGGTGTTCCTCGATGCCATCACTCGGTACCGAATCGACAACGAGATGAAGAACGCACGGGACGCCATCTGGATGGCCTTAAAGACGATGGAAGGCGAGGCGGGGAATTATGACATCGGCGACTTGCTAGGAGACGCCGAGCCAATCCGGGTCCATCTCAACGACCTTTTGCACAAGCGGTTGGGAAGTGGAGACGAGTGGTCTGAAGAGTTGGAATGCACGTTGCCCCCGCCCCCGCTGGTGCAAGCCGCCCAGGAAGCAGGGGCCACGCTCGTCAGCGTTGAGGCTGAGACCATCGAAGACCTTCTAGGCTTCGACGGAGAGCCGCCCCTTGAGGTCAGCGGACATCCCATCAGAAACAGGGCCGATGTGCTGGCCTTCGTCAAGGAGAAGGGTTGGACAAAAGAGGAAATTGAAGGCGCGATACAGGCGAGCGGTTTCGACAACTCAGCGCACTACCTTCAGGACGAAAACAACACGGCCCTGACCCTCGCTCAGTTGCTTAATTCCGCGCTCGGTGGCGGGTAATGCCCTGCAATCCTGACTGGTGCGACGAGCATGATTACATGGTGGCGCCGAACAGCGGGTGGTGCCGCATGGAGTTCGCCAAGAGGGGGAACGAGGGCGGCAGGGTGGCGGTGGAAATGGGCCTGTCCGAGGCTCTGCATCGTATAGGCGACTTGGTGGAGGTGTTGCTTGAGGAGAAGCGGGAGCGGTTCACGCCACGGCGTCAGGCCGAGGCCAAGCCTCAGACGCGGAGAGGGGGAACGCCGCTATGACACAGTTGACCGTTCCCGAACTTCGCGTCTACGGGAACACTTATATAGTGAGTTGGAGCGAGGGCGTCAAGGTGCGGATGGAGCGCATCTACGAACACCGGGACTATCACGTTGACGCCGAAATCACCATCGAGGACGAGGCCGAACTGGCTCCGCACCTTATGGGTCCGCTTCGGACCAGCATCACCAAGACCTGGCGGTCTGTCCTAGCCGACCTTGAGCGGGTCTCCGAGCGCATAGATTGGCGTCAGAGGCTCACCCAGGCGACTGTGCTGGTGTTGGAGCATTACCGGGCGGGAACGCCCGTCCTGGCATTGGGGGCGATACCCACGCCCCAGCCCACAGAACAGGTGCTTGGCGGTCTGGTATGGGAAGGAATGCCCACGCTCCTCTACGGGCCGGGGGGCGTCGGGAAATCCATCCTTGCATTGAACTTCCTCTCTGCCATCCACACGGGCAAGGACACCGCAGGCCTGAAGGCGGTGCAGTCTAACTGTCTGGTGCTTGACTGGGAGACATCCGAGCGGCAGATGTGGCACCGCAACCGTGAGATTTTACAGACCCAGGGCATCGAGTACGGCAGTTGGCCCGATGAGGCCGCGCCGGAGAGTGGTAGGACGGGCATGGTGTTTTATCGCTTCATGAGCGGACCCCTCTTCAACGACGTCGAGTATCTCAAGACCGAGATTCAAAAGAAGAACATCGGGACCGTCTGTATAGACAGCGCAGGCCCAGCCTGTGGGGGGGAGCCTGAGAACGCCGCCGCGACCCTTCGCTTCTTTGAAGCATTGCGGCTTCTCTCTGAATCTGAGAAGCCGCTACAGAGCGTTATTCTGGCCCATGTCACCCACTCGGCGAAGAAGTCGGCCCACGCCAGCCCATTCGGTTCGGTTTACTGGATAAACATTCCCAGAAACAGTTTCGAGATTCAGAGCGCACAAGCCAAGAACTCCAATTATTCCGACTTCGCTCTGCATCACCGTAAGAGCAATATCGGGCCGTTGCGTGACCCGATAGGGCTTAGGCTCACCTGGGATAAGGGGTCTACCATAGAGGGGTTGAATATCCGGGAAAATGCCCAATTGGCGACTGGACTCAGCTATCCCGAACGTGCGCTTCTGGCAATCGAACAGGATGGGCCGCTGTCAACCGAGAAACTGTCCGAACTGTTGGACGCAACCACCAGGGTTATCACATCGAGTTTATCAAGGGATGACCGATTCACCAGCGTCAACGGCAAGTGGCAGAGTTCAGAATCAAACTGGTAAGAAAGGGAGCAATAATGGTTGATGAAATAGTCGAAGGAATAGCAGTCTGCGACGAATGCGAGGGCAATATCGACATCAGTAGAGGGTACGACCCGAAATGCGGCAAGCGTCTGGGTGGCGACCTGACACAGACGCCGCCAGCGACACGGCTCTGGGTGGGGAGCAAGTTCCATTCAACAGCCACGACCTTTGAATGCCCTGATTTGCTCTGCAAAGATTGCAGACGCGATGACGGCATTCGGCGATACTCGTATACCACTGGCAAGCCGCTGGCATTCGGCGATTGGGAATATATTCGTAGCGAACCGAAGGAGTATATATAGCGCCATGAGCAAGCCAATAAGAACGGCAGACGGTCGGGTGGTGGCAGTGCTGGACGGACAGACCTTGGTTAAAAAAGTTGTCGCCGCCCAGCACATGCTCCGCAAGCCGCCGTCGTGGGCGTTCGATGCGACGACTATAGAAGATGCCCTGTCCGGCAACGCAACCAGCATAGAAGTCCGGGCGACGGACGAGGGCGTAATCTACACAACGACGATGAAGCACTTTCTGACGCATTCCTTCAAGTTCGACAGAGGACACAACACACAGCTGGCGATGCCGTTGGTGTACTGGAAGCGGGACCATGATATCGGCGCCGCCGTCAATCCCCAGGGCGAGAGACAGCTGGGTCTGCCGGAGGTGTCTTGATGGATGCCTGTCCCAGATGCAGAGCGCGGGTCGTGCAGTGCTATGCCACCGAGCCGCCCGGGTGCGTCACCTGTGGGTGGGAAGACTATATCCGTCCATTGCCGAAGCGGGAGCGCAAGCGGAACGGCCTGTTGGGCGGGCTGGCAACCAAAGTCAGGTATATCGGCTTCGCCAAATCCCTTGAAGACCTGACCGTCGAGGTGCGAGTGAAGAAAGACGCCGCCTCAATGGCTGGCATCGTGACGGTTCCGTCATGTCCATATGATATGAAAGACATGAAGGTCATACCAAAGGGCGGGCAACCGAAAAAGAGAGAGCGAACCTATCGCTGTCCAACGCGCCATCGAGTGATTATAGTCTCCAGCGAAAACGGCGATTTACGGGGCTGGATGTGATGATGAAAAACAGCCGTGTTAACTGTTAACACCTACCAGGATAACTGTTAACAGAAGGCTCGTTTAAATAGTGTTTAATTAAACCCCCCTCCTAAAGGAGGGGGGGGTGTTAAATAGTTAAATATGAGAGGTGTTAAATGGTTGATTCTTTGACCATCGAAGTGATGCCCGATAACCGTTTATCAAAAAACGGTTTGAGGCGTAGCAACTGGCGAACGTCCCGCCAGCTGGTGGCAGATGCCAGGGAAGTGGCGTTCGTTCTGGGTCTTGCCGAGATGCCCTCGGACTGGGTAACGCCGGACAAGGCCACTGTATCGATTACACAGTTCCACGCTCGTCGGCCTATGGACTATGACGGTCTGGCCTGCGCTGTCGCGCCATCTATAGATGGGCTCGTGGACTGTGGTATTCTAGCTGACGACGACCCCAAGCATATCGTCTCTTACGCCATCAACCATCAGAAGGTTGAAACAGTTGGAGAGAATCGGGTAGCGATAACTGTCACGCCAGTGATGCCCGTGAGTGGATAGGGAGTAAGCTGATGCATTGTGACTGTGACGTTGACGAGAATAGGCGGGAATTCTATTTTCATCTTCCCAATTGCCTTGTGGGAGCCGTTCTAGCAGTGGCGAGTGCCTTGATTATTCAGGATAATGACACCGCCGATGGGATGGGCGCTGTCGAAGTCCTGGGTAGGGTTATGGCTGATGGTCTTGGAAACATAGCGAGAGCCACGATGCGGGAGGACTAATGCAGATACGCGACAGAATCAAGGAATTAAGGCGGGTCAAAGGCTCAGACCTGATACCGAACCCAAAGAACTGGCGCACCCACCCTGTGGCTCAACAGGATGCCCTCAGAGGCGTCCTGGCAGATGTTGGATATGCAGATGCGCTAATCGCCAGGGAAACGCCCGAAGGGCTAATGCTGGTGGACGGCCATCTCCGCGCCGAGACGACGCCGGACTCCGAGGTTCCGGTTCTGGTGTTGGACATAGACGAGGCCGAAGCAGACCTGATGCTGGCGACCCTCGACCCGCTGGCGGCGATGGCGGGGCGGGACGAGGAGCGGTTGAGTGAGTTGCTGGCGACGGTGACATCTGACAACGACACCGTGAACGCTCTCCTTGAGACGCTGGCGAATGGGTACGAGCCGTTGACTATATCGGAGCCGCCGGACCTGGGGCCGGAGTTAGACGAAGGGATAGCTGACGGAGTAACCCTGTGTGAATGTGAGGCGTGCGGTCATGAGCATCACAAGCAAGCCTGACCCGACGGTCGTTAGTTTGTTCGCCGGGTGCGGTGGGTCGTCTCTGGGGTATAAGCAAGCCGGGTTCGATATCCGGCTGGCAGTGGAGTGGGACACGGGCGCGGCTAAAGTCTACCGCCGGAACTTTCCCGGGGCGAACGTATTCGAGGGCGATATCGCAGACCTGACAGCAAAGGAAGCCTTGAGGCTTACGACCCTGGAGCCGGGAGAACTGGACGTTCTGGACGGGTCGCCGCCTTGCCAGGGCTTCTCGACGGCTGGTCATCGGAAGTTCTCGGATAGCCGGAACAGGCTGTTCGAGGAGTATGTTCGGATGCTCGAGGCATTCAGGCCGAAGATGCTGGTTATGGAGAATGTCAGCGGCCTGCGAAAGGGCAAGATGAAGCTGATATTCGCTGAGATGACCAGGGCATTGAAGGATGCCGGATATAAGATTTCATGCCGAGAGCTGAACGCCTGGTGGTACGGCGTCCCGCAAGACCGCCGACGCCTGATTTGGGTCGGAGTCCGAGAGGACTTGGCGGCAGTGCCGGGGCATCCAGAGCCGACCGTCTCAGTGCCAGTCTCCGCAGGGCGGGCATTGGGTTCGGCAGAGGCACAGTCCATATCAATAGACGTGAATTATTATGGTAAAGCCAAGGATTGGCTCCCTGGCACTAGACCTACCCGGACACTAAAGGCAAGCCAAAAGCCGCGCATTACTGGGTCGTTCACTTTCCCCTGCAATGCAGACCGCGACGCGAAGTCATTGGGCAAGCCAGCTGGAACAATGGCGGCTATTAGACCGCCATCAATAACAAATGAGGGGTCCGTTCGATACCTGACCATTGAGGAATGCAAGATTCTCCAGGGGTTCCCAGAGTGGTTCGAGATGTATGAGAAGGAATACAAGTTCCTGGGCAATAGCGTATGCCCTCCGATGGCTGAAGCTATCGGGCGGCATCTCGTGGCTCTGCTAGGCGAAGCCTGATGCCGGAGCGCAAACAGCCGGGACTCAATCCCACCGCTCAGATACGCGCCAACGCCGAGGTGCGGCGATACCAAACGCTGGAATTGTTCAAAGGCGGCGCGACGGAGAAGCAAATCGCGGAGACGCTCGGCGTCTCGAAGGGACTCGTTCATCGGGACATCAAGCGCGTCCTCAGTGACCTTGCAAAGATGGCGAGCCGCACCGCCGATTCGGTTCGAGCGATGCAGATGGAGCGATACACCTCGCTTCTATCGCGCTGGTGGCTCCGGGCCATGAACGGAGACGCCGAGGCTACCAGGATGGTTCTATCCATTATGGCTCGCATCGACGTTGTTAACGGCATCATCCCAGACAAGCCCATGATAGATATGCGGACCCAGACCATTCAGGTCGGCGACGGTCTAGGCCTGATGGAACTTGCAAAGGTAATTGCCAATGGTAGCGGTGAGTTCGGAACTAACGGATTTAGCCCACCAGATACAGGCGAGTCCGACACTGTATCTGAAGGCGGCTCTGGGGGCTGACCCCTACGAGCGACAGATAGAGATAGCCGAGGCTCTAAGAGCCTCTCGGCGGGTCTCTGTGGTGGGCTGTAACGGCTCCGGCAAGGACTGGCTGGCGGCTCGGCTGGCTCTCTGGTGGGCGACTGCCCATTATCCCGCCAAAGTCGTCATTACTGGCCCTACCTACCGCCAGGTCGATGACGTTATATTCAACGAACTCCGAGCGGCCTATAACAACGCGCCTTTGACGGCTGGGCTGGGTGGCAGGCTATTCCAATCGCCTCGGTGGGAACTCGATGAAAGCACGTTTATCGTCGGCTTCTCTACCGACCGACCCTGGAGCCTGCAAGGCTTCCATTCTCCTCATCTGCTTGTCATCGTCACCGAGGCCCATGCTATGAGCGACGACGATATCAATGCTCTCTATAGGCTCAACCCTGAGACCATGCTGATGGTCGGCAACCCGTTCACGACCTCCGGGCCGTTCTATGGTTCTCATCATGAGCATCGACACCTATGGGACACCTTTGAAATCTCAGCTTTCGACACGCCCAACCTCCAGGCGGGTCGTGTCGTTGTGCCTGGGATGGTCGGCCCTCAAGACGTCGCAGACAGGGCGGCTGAGTGGGGCGAGGATTCCCCGCTGTATCGAGGGGCTGTCCTGGGTGAGTTCCCTGGCGAACTGGACGACGCTCTGGTGCCGCTGTGGGTGGCTAGGGAATCGACCCAGCGAGAGGTCGAGGCCGAGGGCGAGGTAGTGCTGGGCTGTGATATCGCCCGGTTCGGCAAGGATAGAACAGTTGTGGTCAAGCGGCAGGGCAACCTCGCCGAGATGCTGTACAAAGCCCAGGGGAAGAACCTGATGGAGGTAGCTGGCTGGGTCGGCAGATACTGCGATGACAATAAGGTCGATGTGGTGGTGGTGGATGACACGGGCCTCGGCGGCGGGGTCACTGACCGCCTGCGAGAGGTCGGGCTTGGCAACACCAGGATAGTCGCGTTTAAGGGCGGAGAGAAGGCGCGGCAGAATACGAGATTCGCTAACCGGGTGACCGAGGTTTGGTGGGCCATGCGGGACTGGGTGCTGGATGCTGGCAAACTGCCGAACGATAACGGATTGGTTGGACAGTTAGCGTCTCGCAGATATACCATTCAGTCGGACAAAAGGTTGATGATGGAATCCAAAGACAAGATGGCAAACAGTCCCGACGAGGCTGACGCGCTGGCTATGACGTTCGCCACTCGGAAAGGAGCGTTCAAGGTATGGGTATAAGAACCAACTTCGGCGGCGCCTGGGATGCTCTCAGAGGCCGGGAACGGGCTAACCCTGTCGTAGGGGCCAGCTATGACCGATTGAACCGCCAGTGGGGCGTCGGTGACGCCTGGGCTAAACCCACTTATGGCGACTACTACCCCGGGTCCGTCTCGGTCTATGCCGCCATCAAGCTGAGACAGGAAGCCATCGCCAGCGTCCCGTGCTACGTCTACAAACAGACAGCCGAGGGTCTGGAACAGGTGGACCCATCGCATCCGCTCCAGCGGCTTCTGCTACGGGTCAACAACTGGTGGACGCGGGGCGACCTCTGGCGGGCGACGGAGACCTATCTTGGCCTCTGGGGTTCTGCCTACTGGGCGTTGAGCCGTGAGGGTAGCGAGATAACCGAGATATGGCCTCTCAGGCCTGACAAAATGAAGATTCTGCCGGACGCCAAGGACTACATAAAGGGCTTCGTGTATGGCAGTGGGACTGACAAAGTGGCATTCGCCCCGGATGAGATTATCTGGTTCAGATACTTCAACCCGCTGGACGAGTACAGTGGCCTCTCGCCCATCGCTCCCGTCCGGCTGTCGGTGGACATGGGCATGGATGCGCTCAAGGGCAACCGCTTCGCCCTCGCCAACGATGCGAGTCCAGGCATGATTATCAGCGTAGCCGACACGCCGACGGACGACGAGGTTATGTCGTTCTATGACCGTTGGGAATACCGATTCAGAGGGCCGGAGAAGTCCCGCCGTCCGGCTATCCTGGCAGAGGGCATGACTGCATCCAATCTTGGATTCTCGCCGAAGGATATGATGGCCCTGGAATCGATGCGCTGGAGCGTCGAGGATGTGGCTCGCGTGTACAACGTCCCGATGCCTATGCTCCACGACCTGAGTAGGGCGACATATGCCAATATCATGACGGCGCGGCATTCGTTCTGGGAGGATTGCATCATCCCACAGCTTCACTTTTATGAAGAAGAACTGACCGAGATGCTGGTCCCGCTCTATCAGGAAGAAGGGCTGGTTGTTCGGTTCGACACCTCGGCTGTGCCAGCACTCCAAGAGGACGAGGACGGCAAAGCCGCTCGCCGGAATATCTACCTTGGCGCTGGCGTCATGACCGTCAACGAGGTCAGGGCCGATATGGGCCTCGAGGCTACCGAGAACGTAATCAGCTACCCAACGCTCGCCGCTATAACGGCAGGCGTTCTGACTATCAACGAGGTGCGTGTGGGCATGGGCCTGACGCCTGTAGAGTGGGGCGATAAGCCGCCTGCTACGGCTCCCGGTTCGGCGCCGCCTGCCATGTCGATGGCAGAAGGGGCGGCAAGCACTCGCGCCTCTCCAGTAGAAGAGCCGGAAGACGAACCGCCCGAAGACCCTGACGAACGGGGCAACAGTCCGACGGTTGACGATGATTGGAAGCGGCATGGCCGAGCGGTTGAAGTGGCCCAGAAAGCGAAGAGTGAACAGCTTGAAAATTCCTTTCGACGCGAACTATCGACGCTTCTGAGGAAACAGGCCAACCAGTTCATTCGCGAGTTTGAAGCCGAGGCCGAGACGCTGGGGCGTGTTGGCCCCATCCATACCAACGGCTCGGTTGCCGTGGCTGAGAGGCAGGGCATCTTTCGCCCGGTGATGTGGTTGCCAGAGTTCACGGCCCTCA